CACGGCATAGAGTCATACAACTCGGTACTTTACGATATCGCGATAAATTCAATTTATCACTATCGCCTAAGTATTGTTCCGAATTGACCTACCGTTCTCCGATCTGGAGAGGCGTAATTGGATCTCAAGCGGCTACCAGTTCTACATCTGATTCTGATGTAAAACCTAGTCCTTCCCAGTCCCAATTGAAGAATGGATTGCAGGCAATAGACCTTTTAAGGTTCTTTCTGCTTTGAGTATCAAACTCAAGAACACCTCTGTCGAGTCTCACCGAAAGGTCTGACAAGACAGTACGTTCATCCATATAGGAGGCCCTGCTCGTGGAGATAACTTTGGAGAAAGCTTCATGGAAACAACTTTGAAAGAAAAGTTGTCGTACATCAGCCAAGCCAAAGTTCCTGAGCACTGGAGTGCTATGTGCAAAGAAGAGTTCTTCCGCTACTCTTTTGATGTCCGGAACGAGTCTTAAGTCATCTATTAATTCATGATAGATGCAGACCATGTTCTTAAGACGTCCTAACAAGGAGTCAGGACATACGTCACCAAAGTTCGAAGAGATTCTTTGAACGACTAAATCCTTAGTCGAGTCCATCTTTCTTCTGTTTGTTATCAAACCGAAGTTAACGAAAGGAATGAAACACAAACCTCTAAATTCTGTTGAGGTCCAGTGTTCTCCATCGTATATGGCTCTGGTGTCGATCCGGTATAGCGTGCTATTGATTTGAACAAATTTATCATTAGCAAAATTCTTACCTACACTAGGTTCGAATCCGAATTCTTGCACACATTCCAACCACAAGGAATAATGTTGACGATTACTTCTAAAAGTGATATCGTCTCCATTAATAAGAACATAAGGGAGTTCGTCCAACCGTAGCTTACGTCCCACGTAACGCTCGCAGCTCGTCCAATAAGAACAATAATTGGCAATGCATAGAATCACAAATGAAAGTACATGACCCATCAACTGACCATTGGTCTGTTGGAAGTCTTCCAAACCATACACAAATCGTGATAAGGTTGGGTTCTCATATTTTGGGAGAACTGCTTTCGTTTGCAACACATTCATTGCTGTCAAACTGTTCAGGATGTTGATTCGGTCAATCTCAGAAATATCCGAACCCTCAAGATGTAGGAAGATCTGGTTAATAATAGCTTCAGATACCTCTGACTTCAAGTTGTCAGTGGCAGCGGAGTAATCTCCGGAAACTATTAGATCACCAGTCTCCCAATCTGAGAACATGGGATACAAATGATTTTGTGTCAACGTTTCGCCAATCAAGCGAAAGGCTCGAGTACGGTGATTGAACAAAAAGTTCCATAAGGCCTTTTGGAACTTGTGCATTCTACTATGTAGCATGACATCTGGCTTAGTAATCATTCTTACCTTCATAGGTTCAAGAATGCAGGCTGGTGCAACCTGTAGGGTCATCCCGGAATCTGGTCCATCAGTAGACAGTAAGTAGTCGGATTCTTTCAATCGTCTATCATGTACATCTAATATATCCTTTAAAAATACAGGATTATATGAGTACACTGGTTCGACCATTGTAGGATCTACTTTCTTACCGCTTCTGTATCCGGCCTTTTCAGGTCGGACATAACCGATAAATTCCGGTGTCCTAATAACACTAGTACCATACAACTCACGTTGTACAAAACCGATGTTACCGCCAGAAGCATAGTTACTCTGGATAGTGGAACTTGAGCTTTGATTCAAAGTCTCCTGAGTAGGCAAATCAAAACCTCTCATCAGTTCCCGAGTCTTGTATTGTATTCCTTCATACAACTCGTCAGAAATCTCACCATTTTTGGTCAGAGCTTTTCTGTGCTTATCCAAAGAATTTTGCACTATTAGAGGCGATGCGGGTAATAGACCTTTCTTGAAACCCTGGAATAACGTATTCATCAACACTTGATTTGAATACGATCGCCTTCCCCTTTTAGAACACATAATCTGAATCTTAACCCTCAGTCTTCTCGGAAACAAATGTAATCCAAGGAACCTTTCATTAAAGGTTGGATCTACTTCGTTCCAGAAACGACAGAAAGCCAAGTTCAAACTATACTTGAGCTGTGGGATTTGATCATCATGAAGTATCAAAAAACAATACTTCTTGTGTTCTAAGTTCTTCTCCTCCTCCGTGAGCTCTATTCCAAAAACTAAACAGAGCTCATTTATCCGTCTAGCAAAGTCACTAGCTTGTTCGGATATGTCATTCTTCAAATGACGGGCAAAGGACAACACATTTGAAATTTCTTCTCCTTCCAAAGGTAGAAGACGCTTCCAAAGTGTGCTGACCCCAATTTGTTTCCTGACACAATCAACGCTTAAGCCTTCCATGGCCAGTAAGTGTACGATTTTGGAGACTAAATTGTCAACCGCATCAGGGGATCCACCGTAGCAGTTTTGGTGGGTGATTTTTACCATCAATAGTTCAAGCAATTGTTCCATGTCAAAATTTGATTTGGGATGATTGTTTTCTGCTTAACACG